GTAGAGCCTGAGCCTAAAAAAACGCCCTCACTGAGCGCACCCTTCTTGCTATTGCATGACTTGCAACATGCCACAAGGTTATCAAGGTCATGGCTACCACCGGCCTTGCGTGGTATCACATGATCTACTTGATTAGCTTCTTGACCACAGTATGCACAGATATAACCATCACGCTTTAACACTCTAATGCGCTGGTCTTTCCACTTCTGTAATCCAAGCTCTCTGTGTTTTGGATCAATGCCATCCATACTTACTCCAATGATTAAGAGCTATACATGGCTCACCATATCTATGCCCTATATAGTCTAAGCCCCATTGTACTTGGTCATATCCATTAAGTGTTGATAAGTAGATGCTATTGCCTTGTGGTATTCCATAGTGTGATCCATTAACTGCATCTGGATTCCAATGAGATTCATGATTATAGAGCTTTACTAAACAGTCATATTCTTTATAGTTAAAGTCTAATAGATAGAGAGAATAAGTCTTATAATCAATATATTCTTTGGAGTTAGTAGAGCCTGCTCCCGTAGGAAAGCATAGAGCTATCCCAATAGCTACTAGCACCCCGCAAGCTAGAGCCCTTACGGGCTTGCGGTGAGCCTTTGAGAGGCTCTGCGCCGTTAGCGTATCATGCCTGTCAAATCCATTAGTATAAGTGCTGGTCAGAGCGGTGTTTTGTTTCACAAGTACCTCCTGTGGATAACTATTTAGATGAACCCCATCCAGTTCCCTTGAAGATTGCTCCTACTGGTGTGATTACTTTAACCATCGGCTCATTGCAATACGTGCATAAGACAGTTGGTTTATCGTGCCAGCCATGATGCAGCTCATTCTTTAATCCGCATCTTGCGCATTTGTAATCGTAGGCTGGCATGTAAAACATCTCCTAATCATCCATGATCCACAGCTGCATCTTTCCATGTCTGCATCTGTTGGTTCTTTGTCTAAGTGGCCGTATCGTAACTCTAATAGGGGAAGCAAGTCTTGAAGCTGGATGATGCAGGCATACTCCGCTGCATTTTCTCCCTGTCCATTCAAACGCAAGACTGCAAAGCCTAATTCCCCCGAAACGGCTGTGCGCTTAGCGATTTGCTCCAAGACCTGCTTTGGTTGAAATTTAGCCCTTGCCTTGACTTCACAGTCAAAAGGCACTGACTGAATGTCCTTCCCTTTTCCGCGACCGACGGATGCATAAGGCCAGACCTTCCCCAAGTAATCTGCCACTATGCGTTCTGTCGCGAAACCTCTGTACTTCCTATGCTGACTAGCCATGAAATGTAACCAATATGGAAGGGAATGGAGCTGGACTGATTCCTGCCCCAAACTTTAACCTTCCTTTAATAAACTCAATATGAGCATTAGGCAACACAAAGTCATGAAACCATTTTGTATCTGTTCTAGATGGTAATAACATAACTACTAAATCATTGTGCAACGCCGCCTTTTTGACCCAGTCATAAATACCTCTGCCATAGGGCGGATTTACCCAAGTTCTACCATGCCATTCACCCAATAATCCATTACGCCTATCTTCATTTGGATGGTCTAAACCAAACCATTGATCGCATAAACGATTACTTAAACTAGCTGCGGCATCTAATTCAAAGTCATGAAACCCCGTCACCTGTTGCCATAAATCTGGTGGCGTTGCCCAATCATCTGTTATTGCCTGTGGCATGTATGCGTTAGCCATTGACTGCTTTGCATTTATTGCACTGCCATGTAGCAGATGGCTTGATTAGCCCATCTTCAGCTACTGTGAATGTTAGATCATGAATCATGGTAGGAGCATTACATAACTGGCATGGAATCTCATTGAATAGTGGTACATCTTCAAGATTGACCCATCCGTATGGCGTATGAACTTCGATGTATCCCATTATACCCTTGCTTTCTGTGGCTCCCATTTGCCACTGCTAGATATCACATACCAACGGGCTGGACAAGCTGGTGTGCCACCAGTTTGAGATTTAGCTGGACACATAAATCCACCCCATTGCTTGCCATTCTTCTCACCAGTTTTCCATTCCATCGCACCATGATCACATGTCTCATGTGGTGATTGGATATTGATAACTTCTGCAATGACTGCTTGTTCCTTGAAAGATGTGTTCCAATAATCTACATCGACTGGTACAGGATTAGGTACAACCTGCAAAGCTGGATGATTAGGTGCAACCTTAGTCATTTCTTCTCTACTAGGACGCTTTCCTTTAGTAGCGTAACCTGCATTTGCAAGCGCTCGGCCGATTGCCGAAGTCTCACAATTCTCCAACGCTGAAGTTGCATTAACGCCTCTATCTGTAACTTTTTCTTCCGCGAGTCCAGTGACCCACGCAATGTCTGAGTCATAAGTTTTGTAAAGATAAGCTTTAACAACATATCTGTCTTTCTCGCATACTTCCAACTCAGTTGATATGCGAAACTCTGGATAATCCTTAATAAACTTTTCAAGTCGAACCTCCACTGGCTCATAGTCGGCTAAATTAAACATAAAGCTCATTCTCCTCTGTTGCTAGTTGCCCCATCAAAGCAATATAAGCTGCTCCATCAATGTAGTTGTCGGGCTTATCGACTGTGCCTGTTGAGGCTCTCGCAATTTTGATGAGCGCGAGAATCGCACAGACTTGATAGTCCTCGACTGGGTGCTGTAAGTATGCACTGATGAGCATTGCTGCGTGTTGCATATTGTCCGCTGGATGACCGTAATCGTTGAGACCACGATCTTGAATGATGTCGGTTGCACTTTGTAGAATCTCTTTATATTTCATTCTTCCCAGAACTCCTGTCGGTTGATGCCTCGGCCTCTGTGCCAGCCATCGCGTAGTCCGCGATCATAGCCCTGTCTATAGGATGAAACTGACAATACTGCCAGACTGATTAACGAGCCAATAATGCAGATAATGAATAGCTTGTCATTGTTGCTCATAACGCTCCCTTTCCAGCAATATCTTTGCTGTTGGGATTAGTGTGACATAGCCTCTAGGTTAATTCGCTGACATTTTGATAACGAATTGGTAACGATTCTTGGCTATCGAGATGCGTAAAGCTTTCCATATAAGGTGAAGCTGCCGTCTCTGTTGATAGGCACGAGCATGGGGCTGACCCTATCGCCATGCGTTTCAATGACCGCCACTGACATCTGCCAGTTAGCCGCTCCCGCCTTGAGATAAGAGGCTTTCTTCTTATCCATGACATTTCCTGCCTCCAAGCCCCAAAGTGTCCTGTATGAGCCTCCTATGCCCTCTGAGAAGGCACTAATGCCTGCCCTGTGAGTGTGACCACAGACGACCGATTTGCCGAACTTCTTAGCCAGCCCTAGAGCAGTCAGCCCAGCGTTTTGATTCATTGAGCCTTCATCGCCATGAACTAAGACCCAGCCTTTGTGGAACTCAAAGGGCTTTTTATGAAAACGTATCCCCAAGCTTGCGAAATCCATAAAACGGGAGTACTCAAGCTCTGGTAATCCAATGAGGCTAGGAGCGCCTCTAACGAGAGTGTGGTATAGACGATCTGTGTGGTTGGATCTAGTGATGTCGGTAGTGCCGAGATTCCAGAGGATGTCTTGAGCCAGACTTCTATCGGCATCTAATTGACCTTCGTACTCTAGGTGTGTGCCTTTAGCCCACTTGGATTGTGACTGCATATCAAGCTCATCACCTGTATTAAGGATGAGGTCGAACTTCTCTCGTCTGACTAGCTTGATTAGATTCTTAACAGCTTGCTCATGGTGATATGGGATTTGTAAATCCGAGATAACCAAGTATCTGCGTTTAGTCATCATCCTCATCTTCGTAGTTGCCGAACTTCTCTGGATCGACAGGATTAGGCAATATCCAAGCAGGGTAAGATTGAGGCTCAGTAATCATAAACATGGCTACATCTTCTTTGAAGCCTGCTCGTTTAAGACTCATGAAATACTCATAAAGTCCAATGCAGTAAGCATCGAGAGCTGAGTAGCCTTGTTCTTCTAACGCCTTAGTTGCTTTTCTTGCCATGAGATAATTGTTACCTCTCTAGGAGTGAGATAATTGTTTCGACACGCGCTTCAAGTCGGGTAATTCTATCATTCATCGAGCTTCCACCGTTGGGCTTTAGCTCTGCTAGGTAATGCTTTACTAACCATCGCACCGAGCCAATAAACGAACCAATAACGGTCGTAGCAGCAACAGCAAGAGCCGCTATGTCCATCGCACTCATTACCGTTTTGGTGTGGCATATCCGAACACTCCAGAGAGTACTGCGAATAAGATTGCTCGATAGTCGAGTGTGAAGTTACTTGCCGACCAAGCGGCTAAGAATGCTCCTGCTGCTAGTACTAATGGATTCTTCATCTTGCTCCTTTGGTTGCCACTCGGGCGATTGGATGATTTCTTGCATTTGTTCAACATCATACGGTCCATCTTTGTATGATAAATCAGATATGAAAGAAGGCTCAATGCCATCCCACTCGATAACAGCTTTAGATCCATTGCCGTTATATGTAAGAGTCTCGCGAGATGTAATCACTATCTGCTCAAAATCAATTTTATGTATCTCAGAAGTGAGCATTACAAGATATTTATTAGACACCGTATCTCACCCTCATTGCGTTAAAGTTTTGCATAACTTCGGATGAAGAAAGCCCTCTATTATAAACACTAACATTTGGCAGATTTCCTGGCCAATAAAATCCAGTAGGACTAATAGACCTATAACCAATTCCAATACCTGAAAAATTATGCGTAACAGAATAAGTATTTGAAAATTTCCGTTGTCCGTTTAGAAATGCAGTCATTGTTGATCCTGTTCTGGATAACACAATGTTGTACCAATTATTTGTTGTGTATGAACCAAAAACTTGATTTCCATTTGTGCCGTTATAATAAATAATATCTGAGAGGTTAAGTTGTAAAGTTTGGGCATCAGGTGTGCTCCAAATATGAGGACTCGTAGCATTAGTTCTTAATAATATCCAGCAAGAAAATGTAAAATCTCCAGTCATTGTTAAACTGGAAGAAGTTGGAAGTTGTATATAATCATTGACACCATCTAAAACAATAGTTCCATTATTAACGTTGCTATAAGTAGGTCCATTGGTAAGTGTTGCATCCAAACCATTCCCGCTTAAATCACTCCAAGTTGTTCCTGAACCTGTATAAGAGCGTGGGTCGCCAGCATCTAAATGAACCACTAAACCATTCGTAATAATTGATGGGTTGTTGGCTTTTCGTTCTTTGCGTAAATTACCAAAAGAACTAACCTGCTTCCCTTGCCAACCGTGAAGTATGTTCCTAAAAGTCATTATGAAATGCGATTCACATAACCTGAAACAGTGATGACATTTGTAGTACCAGCATAAGCGGCAACAGTGTTAGCAGCACTGCCTGTACCAGTAATAACCAGCCCCGGAATTGTTAGCGTCAATCCTGATGTTGGTGGAATAGTTATCTTGACTTCATTATCAACGGCAGTCACACCGCCCCATTGGATAGTTAAAGCAGTTGCAGTTGATGCTGAGTTGTAAGCATAGAGCCAGACTTCATCAATGATTGATGATGATGTGCCAGTTGCGTGGATAGTTGTACCAGCACTGCCAGAGGTAGTTGCAGCAACCTTGACTGCTTTGCCCTGTGTGCTGCCTGATAGTAATACCTTTGTGAAAGTTGCCATTGTCTAATCCTATCCGAATATCTGGTTGGCTAATATGTTTTGATCTGAATCTGTAGCTGCGCCTGCACCATCTGCTCCTGTTGCACCTGTAGAACCTGTCGGTCCAGTTGCTCCAGCAGTTCCCGTTGCTCCAGTTGCTCCAGTTGCACCGTTGCTGCCATTCGTTCCAGCAGCGCCAGTAGCACCTGTCGCTCCATTAGATCCGTTTGTACCTGTAGCTCCTGTTGCTCCTGTGGCTCCTGCTGTGCCAGTCGCTCCTGTTGATCCAGTTGCTCCATTGGCTCCTGCACTACCTGTGGCTCCTGCTGTGCCTGTAGCACCAGCAGTTCCAGTCGCGCCCGTTGCTCCAGCTGCTCCCGTAGCACCAGTAACACTTGCTCCTGTTGCACCTGTCGCACCTACACCAGTTGCACCAGTCATACCAGTTGCACCAGTCATGCCAGTATTACCACTAGCACCAATCGCACCCGTAGCCCCTGTAACGCCTGTGTTGCCTGTTGCACCAGTGTTACCAGCCCCAGTCATACCAGTTGCACCAGTATTGCCTGTAACGCCTCCAGAAGGGCCTGTAGGGCCTATTGGGCCTTGTGGGCCATCACTGGCTACTTGCACAATAGTTACAGTCTCAGTAACAGTTACATTAGTTACATCCTCGGTTATCTGGATAATATCGCTCATCGAGTTACCTGTGGGCTAAGGCTAATCTTGCCCTGCACTAGACGAGTTACTACTCCTGTCGAGCTTGTAATCTCTAAGTCATAGACATAGTTACCAGCAGCGATAGCCCCAGTCTGTGCAGCTGTAGCAGTAACAGCAATAGTGCCAGTAGCGGCAGTGATGGTGATACCACCGCTAGGAGATGTCAAAGATAGGTCAGTCGTAGAGTCTGCGTAGGTATCGCGGATCTGTAGAGCTGCTGTGTAGCCAGTAAGGTTGATTGCTACGCCTGCTGAGTCCTTATAGACAAAGGTAACAAACCAGTTAGAGCCTTGATCAATCACAAAGTTATTTGTAGCAGCTGTCATAGTGTGCCTCCTAGCATAGGTATCTGAAAAAAAGAATCATCATTGTCAGCTTCTTTCTTAAAGCTGATATGGCAGTGGTGATTGTGCTTGTTAGCCCCTTTGTATGTGCGCCACTTCCAATTAAGTAACCCACTCGCAATCCTGCCGTCAAAGATGATGTAGCTAATTCTCTTGCCATCACGCTTTGCAAAGGCTCGAATCTCATCTGCAAGATCGGGCATGATGTCTGGCTTGGCTTGTCCTGATAAATCACGGTCAATGTCAATGGCACGAACCCACCCTTCATTAGGGATATGGTCACTAGGCTTACCAGAACGCATGTGCCGTACATCTGCGAGCCAGCCGTCACTCTTACGATCACGCTGGATGAATGCATCGTCAATTTGTTCTCTCAGCTGTATGGCTGATTTACTCAGGCGCGGCTTCATCTGGTAATTCCTCGATTGTAATTTCGCCTGTTTGCACATTAACAATCATCTCAATCATACTGCGACCCCGTAAAGTGACAATGTGCCAGTAATTGTGCTTGTGCTTACATTGATTGAAACAGATGAAACAGAAGCAGAAGCAAGATAATTGCCAGTTAAATCACTTGCCCTGTTGGAGAAACCTGAAGTGTTAGTACCACCCAATGAACCATTAAGGGTTTTAATACCAGTAGTGTCAGTATTATTTGCAATTAAAACTAGAGTGCCATCTGCGTAGAACCCTCCAGGAAACCCAATAGATGTTGCACCTGTGGCTGCAGTTACTTGGTATTTATCTGTTTGTATAGTATTTGAATAACTAAATGCATAGTCGTATTTTGTACCAGTATCGCCATTAAATCTAATAATCCAAGTAGCATCTGCACCTGAGTTAGTAGCAAGGCTTACACCTCTAAGCATTAGTTTTTTATATCCTGAAATAGATGAAAATGTGACTGTTGTTCCACTACCCGCAACAGACGAAATGAGTTGCCAGTTATCTGAAGGATTGGCGGCACTTGCCGCTGGAATTGTAGATGAACCCATTACGCAATCTCCATCCCTGAGATGTGGAAATTAACCGCAGTGTTAGATGCTCCACCCTTGATGGTCTTTGTTGTCGCTAGGACTTGCTTAAGGTCGATGTAGATAGTCGAGTTAGCAGCAATGGCTGTTGCGGTATGGATGGCAATATCATCCAGTGCCATTGTGAAGGTATAAGCAGATGAGCCAGTGTTAGTGACTGTAATGTTAGTAACGATGGTGCTAGTACTTGCTGGCACTGTGTAAAGCAGCGTAGTAGTTGTAGTAGTGGCTGCTCCGCGAAAGAGTGCCTTAGCTGTGTTGGCCATTAGTATGCTCCCATCATCTGTGCGATGAAGTTATTTTGGACTGTTACATCCGCATCCGAACCCAATGTCCGAATTGCTAAAGCTCCATTTTTCACAAGGTCAGTGTTGTCGGGAGTATCCCAACCCCAATAAGTTGTTGTTGCCATTATACCAGTGCTCCATTCGCATCTTGCCAGATTAGGGTAGAAAGTACATCGTTCCAAATCATTGTGTCAGGTGTAACTGTATCCCACTGAGGAGGCACAATCGAGAACTCCACAGGGGATGCGTAAATCTTTAGATCAACCCTTGAAGGGGAAGCGTTCATTGTCCAGCCCTCGACAAAGCCCTCAAACTCTCCGTTGAGGATATTGGCTGGCAGGTTAGTTAAAAGGATTGGCTGACCAAAGAATATGTTGAGCAGGTTATCTAAGAGAGTATTGGAGATGTCTGGACTATCTAACCTAAAACTGACTGAATCTAACTGTGTCTTTGGTACAGCTCGTAGGGCTAGGTCTCTAGTGAGGATGTCACCCATATCAGCTGCGTGTTTTACATTTGATTGGTAATGCTTAGCAAATAGTCCATAGGTGGCTATTGAGGTTGCATCCGTATCTGTAAGAGTTGAGCCATAGTTGTTGTTGTAATCCACCGTCAAAGAGTTACGAATCTTGCCTATCTGGAGGATTGACTTAATGCTGGATGGATAAGCGTAACTAGCATCAAACTCTGTAAAGCCATAAGTCTCAAGATAGACAGTGCGATGGTCAGCATCTGCAAAGCAGACTCGACCTTGCTTGTCCTCATAAATCTGTCCAATGCCACTATCTGCAATAAGGGTCACGATATCCGACATGACTATTGGATCAGCAGTACGGGCAATCATCTCGTATCGGCCAGCATCGACTTCGCCTGTGCTCAAGGATGTAAGGCTGGCAAAGATGTCTGCAAGCTGCGCTCCATCTAAGTCTTGAGTGAGAGAACCTGTCCATAGAGCCTTAGGTAATTTAGCCAGTTGGCCAATAGCCAAGACGGAGCCAATAGTTAAGAATCCTGTTTCATCTGGAGAACGAGCTGAGATGGAGAAGTCTGAGACACTGCCACCGAATACATCGACATAAGTGCCAGAGGAGTCTTTGACTTCTAACTTCAATGCATCTGTGACATCAATATCGAATGGAGTAGTGCCAGTATTAACAATGTCCATGCGAGCATAGCCAGCCTGACATTGACGATCTATGTCTATTCGACCGACTGTGAGGCTAACTGACTGCACATTGTCATAAACAGTTGTGCCAACAGTGATGCGCCAATCAGGATTCCATGTCATATAGCCAGCAATCCTGCCGTTGTGCCACGATAGTTAGCCTGTCTCAAAGTATCTTCGATAACTCTAGCAATGGCTTCAGGGTCTCCCACTCCTGCATTAACTGTGACATTGACTTGACCCCCACCCATCTGAGATGCGCCTTGGGCTGCGTAACGAGCACCTGATAGGGCTTCTGGCACTGGCAGTCCTGCTGCTATGCCTTGAGAGAATGAAGTCATGGCGATGGGATTAGTCAAGGATACGCCAGTTAAGGCAGTGACCTTAGCAATTAAATCTTCAACGCTCTTAATTGCTCCAAGAGTGCCAGCATTAAAGTCCTTGAATGGATCAGTACCAGCAAGGATTGTGCGAAGCTCTTTTGTCTTAGCTTGAACATCGTCTAGAAGCTTGCTGTACTTCTCAATCTGAGTGATGTTCTCATCCTCGATGGCCTGCATGAGCTTTAAGCGGATGCGTTCTTCTTCTGTAATCTTACCCTTGAGGGCTGCTTCAATCTGAATCTTCTGTAGGTCAAAGACTGCCTTAGCCTTAGCCAATTTCAACTGGTCTTGAGTGGATTTTGTTAAAGCGTTTGTTGATTTAAGTTGTGCAGCTGCTGCTTTAGCCGCTGCTGCCTTATCTGCCTTTTGAGTATCCTGTGAGGATACTGACATTGCGATATTGCCCATGCCTTTAGTGCCATAACCGCCCTTTGGCATAAACAAATCAAAGCTAGTGAAAGCATCTTTAGTAATGGCAATAAACTTGCCAGTCTCTCGAGTTAGATAGGCAAAGGCATTAGCAATCTTCTCAATGCCTGCGATAACAGGATCAACGGTGTTAGAACCTGAAGCGAGTTTGAGAGCATCAACAAAGCCTTTACCAATAGTCTCTTTGGCGTTATTGACTGCAACTTGTAACTTGGCTATTTCGCCTGCGTAAGTACTGGCAGCAACGGAAGCCTGACCTGCAAAGAGGATATTGAGTTTTTGTTGGATTTCTTCAAAGCTTGAGCTGGTGAGTTCTGCCTTGCTCAATCCCACACCTAAGCGACCCAAGGCTTGTGTCTGCCCCAGATAACCCTTCTGGAGGCTTTGTGAGACCTGAGTTAAACTCTTGCCTGTGCCTGCTGAAATATCTAATGCAAGGTTAAGCAATTCCTGAGACTTAGTAACTGACATCGTGGCGCGAAGGAATCGATCCATAGCTGGACGAAGTTCATCATCGAGCACACCTGTTTGTTGCTCTAGGCGCGAGATGTATCCATTGACTGTTGCTGAGTTACTACCAAAGGCCAGACCAAGATTGTTAAGAGTTTGTCCTAATGCTTTGGCTGCTTTGTCATCTTCTGCAAAGGCTTTGATTGTTCGACCAATGCCACGCACTCCAAAGGCAATACCCAAACTGCCTGCCAGTCTTTTAACACTGCGAGATAATCTGTCTGTCGATGTCTCTGCCTGCTTAAAGGCTTTTTTGCCTATAAACTCTGCGGCGATATTAATGGCTACATTGCTCATGCTGCTCTCCTAATATCTACCATTGCTGTTCTACGATTGAACTTTGTTGTTGTATTTTCAATAGCCTTAAAGACTGAAGCATTAGCTCTACCCTGAGTCTTTGCCCATGCTCTAAAGATTAAACGACCCATCATGCGATGATCACCCTTACGGGCTGGCCCATATAGTTGCCCTAGGTTAGAGATGAATTGATTGCCTGCATAAGGGTTATTCGAGCGAGATACACCCTTAGATGCACCACCTGCCTTTGGGCCGACCCAATCTTGGCCTTGGCCATTTTTACGGCCAGCAGTCTCATAGATAGCACCAATCATGCTTTTATTCTGGATGCGGATATTATTCACAAACCCAGCACGATTAGGCAATGATGGTGATGTCTTATAGACAATGCCTTTACGAATCTCAACAGCATTATATTTTGGAAATCTGCCGCGAGGATTAGCAGCTTCGCTCCAGCCACTCATAGGAGAAGCAACAGGAACATAGGATCTAGCTTCATTGACTATTGGTTTAAGGATTGCACCTAATTCTTTTGTCAATTCTTTAGCAAGGTCTGGAGCATATTTATTCAAGGCTTTCTTAAGTGCGACCGCGCCTACTACTTCTGTTGGCATCGCTCACCTCTTTCGCTTCATCCTTGAGACCTTGCAGCAATGCATCTAGCATTGTCGGGTCTAAATCCAATAACTGCTGTGGCGCAATCCCCAATCTAATGCTCAGACGAGCAATGAGATAGGTGAATGGGAGATCGCGCTTTAAGACAAAGGGTCTGAGTCAATTACCTCAACACTCTTAAGTGTCTCAATAAACTCTAACCCGAACGGCTTAACAGTTTCACCTGACCTGCGAGTGACTTCCCATGCCAGCCAATAGACATCCGACTGCTTTTCTTCATCTCTGAAGGCTTTGTGGAATCCCTTTTTTGCGTACTGCTCGAATGAATACTCCACTGCTGGAGTGACTTCACCTTCTAGAACGCTTCCATCTTGTCGAACGATTTTTAGCCTTGCCATGTTCTGCCCCTTTGTTTAATTGTTTAGAATGAACCTGTAGTAGCAACTGCAACTGTTGAGTTACAGTTCCAAGTAATTGATTGAGTTCCTACATCGCCAACTGCTCCATTGATGTCAGTCAAGTTATTGACTAGGCATGACATGGTGTAAAGAGGGTTTGTAGCAGAGACTGCTGTTCCTTTTGTCTGTAGTAGCACTACAGTTACTGTTGTGCCATAAGCAGCCTGAAGTGTCGCAAGGACATTGGCCGAAGCTGTATCGTTAAGGAAGTCAATAGTGATTGAAGATGCTTCCAAACCTTTTACAAACTTGTGAGACTGATCGCCCATTGCTGTAATTTCCAGCTCATCGAATGTGCGGTTAAGTGTTACTGCTGTGACATGGTCAGAAAGATCAACAGAATTGACCTTAATGCCTACATTGTTATTTAGAAATACAGCCATTTAGGTTATTCCTCGTCTTTCTTAGTAGTTACTGGCTTTGGTGCTGGTGTGCTAACCTGCCCGATTTTCTTCAGGAAGGCTTCGTTTTCTAGTTCCCACTCGGACATATTAACTCCAACTCGTAAGGATATTGACGGACATCTCGCAGCTGAGTAGGTCTCCCGAAGCAGCATTGAGAACGCTAGGTGCGCTGATCGCGCTTACATTATAGGTCAAAGATGAATCTGCGAGCTTAGCGAACACGCTACAAACAGTATCTTCTATGCCGTTGAGATTGCCTTCATTGTCAAACAAAGGCACAGTCATGATGATCTTAAAGTTAGCCATCGGGCTAATAGTTATATGTTGATTATTGTTAGGAGTCAGATAAGGATCATCCGGAGTGACAATAACTGAATTGGCTAGAACTGTGGCCGGAGGGAATGCGAAGACTTGATACTTGCTATCGTCTTGAAGAGCCTCAGCTAGTGTCGTTCTAAGTAATGTGATGGCAACAGTCATTATCCCACCATCGAATTAGGACTTAGTGCGTGTGCAATCAATCCTCGCACCTTAGCGAGCAGCTGCGCTGACATTCGGTAAGGGCTTGGCTGGAAATCGACAAGATTACTGCCTGAAAGGGTAGCGGTAGATGCTTGCCAGATTTCAACAGATATCATTAAACTTGCTTGAATTACTGCTGCATCGGTAGTCCAGTCAATATTTGTTGTACCTGCTACCTGACCAAGTGGAGCCACTGCATGCTTTACTGTTGCAGTTGGGCTGCCAGTTACAGCAAAAGTTATTGAATCTTCACCAACTCCTGTGAGTGTCTTTGTTCCGTTGAATGGCGAACCATTATGGGTGATCACTACTGACTGTCCTACATAAAACACGTCTTGGATATATGTGTCAAAGTACAAAGTGCCTTCAGTAGTGGTGTTGCTATGTTGTGAATTAAATTGGTAGTTATTCCAGAGCATTGGCAGAAGAACTGCATCGGATGCATCACAAACAGATTGAAGGGTCGCGTCTGGATACAAGGTACCCACGCCAAGTGTGCTTCTAAGAGAAGCAACAGTTGTTATTGACATTTCAATCCTTTCTAAAGACTCTAGGGAGTCAGAGGGCTACTGACCCCCTAGAGCGACTTAGTTACTTACAGATTATGTAAGATTGTAGCGGCGTACACCTTTTCCAGATTTGCCCACATAAATTCCCAAGTAGCCATATAGTGCAATTTGGATTTGACCAGTGCCAAGAAGATTGACACGAAGTTCAGTTGTTGGTGATTCCCATGTATAAACAGAACCTGGTGCTACAAGGAACATTGAATCATCAATGACTCCTGCAGTTGTAATGTTGTGATCGACAATGAGATCTGTACCAAGTACGTTTCCAACATTTGAACCTTGTGAAACTGCACCTGAATTGTTTTGAGGATTTCCTGCTGAGTACAGAGGACGCTTGTTGTCATCTGTGAAACCGATTAAGGCAGCCCAGACATCTGTTGATGCTACGAGCTTGCTGGCGTAATCGCCACCAGTTCCCTTGTATGCCGCAGCTGATTCAGTTGCAATAAATGACTGAATGCCTGCTGCTGTTGCTGCTGTAGTTGCTGCAGCTGTTCCTGATGTTCCAAGAGCTGTGATAAGGGCTGTATCTGTTGCCTTCTCGTAAGCCTTGCGAAGTTCAGTCATGAGAAGTTCCATGAATGCAGGAGATGAACGGTCGATGAGTTCAAAACTTACTTCATTGAGTCCGCTGTACTTCTGAATTGACACTGTGTCGTAAGCACTTGTCATGCCTGTTTCTGAAGTTGCTGCTGCTTCATTAACTGCTGCAACTGTTGGTGCAACGTTAGCAGAAGATGCGTTTGTGTAAAGGCGTGGAATCGTAAATGACATTCCACTAATTCCTGCAAGTGATCCGCGAGTTACAGCATTGAACGCTGGGCGTCCAGAGAATGTATCTGTTAGGAATGTGTTTAAATGTGGGGCTAGTGTGAGGCCAGTGTTTGTTGATGTTGAATCATCTGCTGCGCGAACTACGCGGCGTGCTTCGTCATCGCCCATTGCGGCCTTGATGTTGGCCTCTAGGTACTGCGCTGATGTAATTGGTGCTACGCGCTCACGCACGAATGTTGTTGCAGTAACAACAGGACGAGCAGCTTCAACCGCTGCTGCCTCTACTGGTGCTGCAACTGTCTCTGGAGTATTCTCCACAGCTGTCTCGCTTTCTGTTGGTTGGATTTCTTCTACTGCTTCTGGAGTTTCCTCAGCAGCGACATCGATAACTTGAGCAGACTTAAATGCTGGCTCTGTTACCAAACTGACTTCTAGCAACTTGGCAGCGGATACGAACATCACATTGCCTTTCTGCTTTGACTTGATTACTTCTACTCCTACAGATAGGCCAGACTGCAAGCCTTCTTCTGCAAGGATTAAAGCTTCTGATCCACGATTGGATCGTGAAACTTTGAATGATGCATAAATGCCATCTTCTTGCTCGGTGAATTGTGTTGCCTTACCGAGAGGTTGGCGAGCATCGTGTTGATTAAGTAACTTGACAGACTTAGGATCTTCAGGAAGTGCGATTGCGCCTTTCTCGAATACGACTTTACCTGCTGAAGTGTTACCCACTTCGCCTGTACCTGCTGGAACAATCTTGCCTGAGATTAAGCGTTCTTCTACATTGGCAATAAGTCCAGAGGTGAAGGTGATTACTTGATTTTCCATTAGGCGATTCCTTCGCTTCCGTTAGGTGTTAAATCTTCCATCTCCATAGCCTGTTCAACTGTGATTAAGCCAAGAGATAGCATCTTCTCAATTACTAGCAGTCTTTGCATTGGCTCTACTGCTAAAAATGAAGAATCTACATCGAATCTAACGGCATTGCCTCTGGCAGTAATGTCATCCATTGAGAGACGATCTTCGATAGCACATACATAAGGAGCCAGAGTTAGAGAATAAAATGATTTTCTTTCATCAAGTAAATTAGAATAAGTCATGCTCTGATTGGCTTCTGCTGATACTAAATAAGCAGGCACATTACACAAGCGAGCAATTTCAGTTGATAAGAATTGTTGTGCTTCGTCATACATCATGTCTTTGGGCGAAAATGATGTTGGTTGATATTCCAGAGTAGATGTTAGATAAGCAGTTGCACGATTTTGTCTAGCGTTCTTCCATGCAGCTAGTAATCCAGCAACTTCTTTAGGATCAAGGTCGGCACCATTATTGCGAAGCACTCCAGACGGCATCGGGGTACTGGCTGCAACTACTGCTGCTTTACGAAGATCAACAGCAGCTCTAATTGTTTCAGATCCGCGTTCTAAAATACCCTCATCAAATGCTTGGAATGTAACAATAGATCCAAGTCCAGACATTGGCACAGCTGTCGCATCAATATAATACTGAGTAATTTCCATACCATAAAGATCAGTGGTAAATGTAACCTTGACATTAGGAATCCACTTAAAGCGAGATGGTCGGCCATCTTCTGCATAAACTTCTGTGACCTGCCAATAAGCAACGCCGTACATCATCAGTGAATCAACAGTCCATGCCATCGTTATAGAACGAGGTTGATTTAATGCAGGTTGATCAACCCAGACTGGATTGCCTAATTCTTCACCTGTTGATTTGCGATAAAGATTAAGTGGAAGCCCACCAATAACACCAGAGATAAGGTTTCTGCATCGAGCTACTGATGGAACGGACATAGCCTCACTGCGTTGAACGCGAGGCAAAATATAATTATAAACGGAATTAATATTCTCGCCCATAATAGTAGGGGCATATTGCGCTGTAAGCGATGTCTTATTAGGAGTGGTTGCTTCTGACTTGCGGAATAGACCCATAGTCATAAATTGTACCATTTGTCAAGTAAATAGACAACACGCCACCAACTGTCTAAGTATAAATCTGAGGCTTAGGCTGAGGAATCATTAACTTGGAGACGACCATAGCCAGACCAATAGGGGCTGAGATGTCACCAGCTGATTTTCGCTTAATAATGCGCCATGCAGAATCATTGACTTTAGCTGCACAGTTATTCATCTGCTGGATCAACTCTGCCTGACCATTATGTACCACACGATGATTGACCAAGCCTTCTAGCAAGTCACCACAGGCTTTATAGAACTGCTGACCGCTGACATCTTCACAGACAACCCCAGAGTTGGTAAGTCGGTCTGCAATGGTCTGTGTGGCATATTTGTCAAAGCACACAAGTCTTGGTTTGTAAAGGTCAGCCCATGCCTTAATGGATGCCGCCATCTTTAACTCATCGATGGCTACTTGAGAGCTGTAAGTCTCTAAGATTCCAATACCGATTCGGCCATCTGGCAATAATTGTCCTGCAACTAGAGATCCGTTACGCCTTGAAGGACTAACATCGAATCCAAAGATTGTATATGCCCCAACCGACATCTCAAGTGTTGAATCGCTGGTCTCTTCAAGGACTCCATGAGGCCAAGGACTGCTGAGAGAATCAATCCACTGGCAAAGAGTCTCTGTGCGAGTATTTTCAATAGGTGAGGTTGCTATAGCTTCTTCAATAGCTTCTTCTGAGATGGTATAACCCAGAGAAGGGTTAGACATAGCCCACGCATTACGATCATCAATCCTGCAATACTGAGGAGCTGAATACTCATAGAATCCAAAGGATTTTGGAGGGTAGTCCATCGCTCTTTCTCGGATGTCGTTGAGCACTGTGCTAAATGCATCTCCAGCGTTCGATGTCAATAATGTGTGGGAACCCATGTGGGCTCTCGTCACTGGCATTGCAGCTCGGAAGCCTTCTTCGCTTACTTCACGCAATTCATCGATAAATAACAGGCCATTGACTGTTCTACCGCGAGAGCCATCTCTGGTTGCAGCTACTACATCCAGACGAGCACCAGATAACATCTCTATTGACTCAGTGCCGTTGGCATAGCGTATCTGTTTAACGAATCCCTTGAGATGGTCATTGTTTTCAAGGATATAGGTCACTTGTCGGAAGGTATCCAAGGCCATTGATCTATTGGAGGACATAATCAACACATTGGTATTCCACTTGAGCAGGTGAGCCAATATGAGCATTCTGGCTAAGTGAGTCTTGCCATTTTGCCGCGCAATAAGCAGAAGGTTTGTTTTACGCACCCAGAATCCTGATTTATCCACAGTCAGCATATCTTTGAGCACAAACTCCTGCCAAGGCAGTAATGGAATATCAATTATCTTGCACAGATCTAAAACATCTTGCAGCTTGTTTTCGCCTTTAAGAAGTGGCGTGTGAAGCCTTGGTTTAGTTGCCCCTCGTAGGGCTTTGCTCTTTTTGGGCTTAGTTGTCATTGACTCGGACTAGGTCGGGTCTTAAAAGGACTATCCAGCATCGGTTCCGAGCGTGTCGGAGAGAGGCTCCCTGA